GCACCGGAACTGGCTTCCACCGGCATAGGTCAGACATCCAAGGAGATTGCGAAAGTAACGGGGGTCTCCGCTGAGAAGGTCCAGCATATTCTACGGGGATACACCGGCACGCTCGGGATGTATGCATTGCAGGCGGCGGACTCGGTTTCGAGATCGCTGGCGGGAACAGCCGAGGCACCCGATTTCAATGTGCATCAGTACCCGTTCTTCCAGAGATTTATGCAGAGCAAATGGGGAGGCGGAGACAAGCAGGAATTCTATGTGTTGAGGGCTCGGCTTGATGAACTCACCAATAGCATTAGTGGTTATGAGAAAATGGGAGACTTTGAGGAAGCCGACAAACGTAAAGAGGAGCATCCTGTTCTCTACGAGAACAAGGCTCGTATCAATCATATAGAAAAGATATTGAACAATCTGCGGCGTGAACGCTCGGATATAATCGGAGACGATTCTATACCCGGGGATCAGAAGAGAAAAATGATTAACACTATAATGGAACTGGAATCCGAAGCTCTGTCGGGCGTCAAGAAATTATCAATGGAGTCGAGACGGTAGTGAAGCTGGAAACGTGGCAAAGATTGGTTGACCAATTGATAACCCATGAGGGCATGGAGCTTCGGCTCTACAAATGTCCCGCAGGCAAGTGGTCAATAGGAGCAGGCCGGAATCTTGAGGACCGTGGCATCACCGAGAGCGAGGCCCGGCATCTCCTGAACAATGATATCCGCATATCCATTGACGAGCTAACTGATGAGTTCCCTTGGTTTACGCGCCTCGATGAAACGCGGCAGGCGGCCATGGTCGATTTGCATTTCAACCTCGGCCTCAGCACGTTGAAAACATTCACGAAAACATTGGGCTTGATAGCCGAAGCAGTCGAGGGTAGGGTTTCATGGCACGACGTCGGCATGGAACTTCTAGATTCCAGATGGGCTGAACAAGTCGGTCGCCGATCTCAGACAATCTCTAACATGTTAATCAAAGGAGACACATGATGAACTGGATTATGAAGCGTGTAGAAGAGCCCAGCACTTGGGCGGGCATTGCCGTTGGATGCATCATCGCTAGCATGCTGACGGGCATTGGATGGATCGCCATGGTTGGTATCGTTGGGGCAGTGGCTGCGATGATCCTAAGGGAGAAGGGTATCATCTGATGCTGGGAGCACTGATACCGGGCCTGCTCCCTATCATCGGGAACGTGCTGGATCGGTTCTTTCCCGACGAAGAGGCCAACGAGAAGGCCCGGCGTGAGATCGAGGCGCAACTCACGTCTCATCTTGCGAGCGTTGATATTGCTCAGATCGAAGCGAACCGCGAACAAGCGAGCCATCCCTCGCTTTTTGTGGCCGGGAGCAGGCCTGCGATCATGTGGATTTGCGCCTTCGGTCTGGCTTGGCAGTTTATCATTCAGCCCATGCTGGTGTGGTACTTGGCGCTTAGTGGGAATACCACCCCTCTGCCTGATCTTCCCGTGGAGGGACTCTTCACATTGACCGCTTCATTGTTGGGATTGGGCGGTATGCGTTCGTTTGAAAAACGTAATGGCACTAACAGGAACAACATGAAGCAGCCGTGAGATGGTAAAGAAATTCGACTCCACGGCAAGGGTGCCGAAGAAGAACGAGGACTACTGGATAGACGTTATCGATGAGGGTGTGGGTAAGTCGGGGCTTCCCAACAAGACGCGCCGACAGGGCATTCTGAATCTTCTCGAAGACAGAATGCGGAAAGATCCCCTCTTGCGTCTTGGTTTCCAAGAGTTGGTGGGGGATGACCCCAGCGCAAGCGGCATAGTAGCTCTCATGGAAAGACTGCCCACCCCCCAACCACAGAAGTCGGGTCGAGAGGGAGGAGAACGGCAGGGAGTAATGCTTCCGGCATTGGGAAGATACATTGGATATGCCCCTATTGGTGAGTATGTGCGTAAACAAATTGAGCAGCGTGTCGCAAGAGGAGAGGCTCCCTCTCATCTGCCATCAACGGATTTTGAATCCTCATTGCCTGCGGGTGCATTTCGTAATCGCCCTATAGCCGCTTACGCAATTAAAGATGATCCCGGTGACCGGCCCGCGCCGCCGGGGTATGACCCTGCTTACTGGCGAGGAATTATGTCGCTCGCGCATGAGACAAGACACGCTGGCTTTGATGCTTTGAGGAGGACGCCGACCGGAACTGAGGCAGAAATGCGAGCGGTGGATGAGATGCTCCTAAGAGGGGGAGATGAGCCGTTCCAGAGATCATACGATGCGGCATATAGAAAGCATGATCCACTCTCCCGGCATTTCATGTCGAGACCGACAGTAGAGAGAGAGAAGGAGGGAATGAGGTTGTATCCCAAGCCTTATGGTCATCCTATCCAGTCCGCTGCTGCGAAAATGCTAGGCAACAAATACGCTGGCAGAGAACTTTACGCTCCATTAGCAAGGCAACCTAGATGAAACAGATCATCGCTAACGACAACGCGAGTGTGGTGCAGACGGTGGTGCAACCGACATCCGCTCAAGACACCATCGGGATCGGCCCCATCAAGGTGACGACTGACAATGCGTACCTCGCTGGCGGCATCGTTTGTGTGTTACTGGTGCTGGGTTACATCATCAAGAAGCTGATTGACAAGCGATTGAGCTAATGCTGATTGTCGAGCGTTTGTTGCGGCCGTGGTTTCGGCGGCGCAATCTGCTAGGCGTCAAGGAATTCTACGATCCCCACCTGATGCCTGTCGCCTCCGATCTGGAGGACAGCTTCTCGGATATCAAGCGGGAATACGACGAGATCATAAAACGATACGATGATTTCGCACCCTTCCAAACTATCTCCCCCCACCAAACCTATATTTCTAATGACAATAGATGGCGCCTGTTTTTTCTGAGAGGGGCTGGACTCTGGTTCAGGCGTAACTGCGCGTTGATGCCTGTCACGCACGATATCCTGAAACGTCATCCGTATGTGATCAGCGCCTACATCTCGGTGCTAGGACCGCACAAGCGACTGAACCCCCATGCTGGGCCGTGGTCTGGGGTGCTGCGATTGCATCTGGCGCTCGATATTCCCAATGCGGACCGCTGCCACATCAACGTGAATGGCCAGCGCCGTCGCTGGAAACAAGGCAAGTGCCTGATGTTTGACGACACATACGAACATTGGGCGGCAAATGATACCGGTGAACTCAGGAGCGTCCTGTTCATGGACGTGTTGAAACCGCTTCCACGCGCCTTGGCTCTCTTGAATATGGCCATTGTTAAGGTGGCGTGGATCTTCCCGTATATATTTATTCCGTGGTGGCGACACAAGAAGTGGGAAAGAAAATTCTATGAGCGATAAGGGTTGATTTATTTTTGAGGGAAATGTAGGGTGATTGTGCTCGGTGTACCGAGCAAGATGGTTACCTCATCTTGGGGGAAGGTCTAGTCAACCTTCCCCCGCTTCATTTTCGATCTTACTTTCTCAGCCAATCTGTCTCCCAATGTCTGGCCTGATGGGAAAACCGGTGACCTCACCTCCGCTTTCAGTGCCTTGACGGCGGCATCCACACCCTCTTCAAAACTTCCACCCCCACTGGGGGCGGGGGATTTCTCACCAGTCAGGAATTCCCTCAGCGCCGCCCTTGCCACGGCAGCGGGGGTGATCCCGAGATCTTCCCCGAGTTTTCCTGCCGCTATGATATCCTTGAGGGGGAATAAAATGTTCCACGATCTCGATGGTTCACCCATCTTGAACGGTCGGTTCGGCTTTCCCGGCATTTTTCTCCTCCTTCTCAAGGTCGATAAATGTTTGGTAGATGTCTTCGGCGACTGCCGCGTATCCGGCGATATCGACGTGTGAGTCGGTTGCTGGTATATGCTGGCATCGTGCGAACTTGACGAGCGCCATCATCATCGCTGCATCGTAGGCGCTGATGGGTCCGGGGATCGCGCGGTTTGCGATCCAAACATTCCAGAGGTCAGCAATCCGCAGATGGTTGACCGTGCTGGGACCATATGCGTTGGCGCGGGGGCCTGTGACGAGGCGCTCGGCCTCGGCTAACAGTTCGGATTTGACGTTCATAGATCACCCTCCTCAAAAATTGACCGCTTAATGAATAGATCTCGCAGTCTCTTGAAGCGTCCGAGAGCTTCTTCATCGGTCTTGATTTCTGCCCTGCTCTTAACCCTGAGCAGACCCCTCACCGCAGCAGCCACTGCTTCCTCGGATGCCTCCATGGCGTAGCCGTTGTTTTCGATCCATCTCTGAAAGTCGCTGTCCCGACACAATGCGCCGCAGGATATTAGCAATCTCTTTGCCTCGCGCGCGTTGTCGCCCTCTATAATCTCTTCTCCGTCTGAGATTTTGCCCATCCCGACCATATATCGTTGTCCGATAGCGTCATTAAGCAAATCGCGCGGTATGTCGTTGGGATTTACCACCAGTGTGATGGCGACCCCCTCCTTATTTTGGCGCAGTGCGTATTTGATCGCCTCGAACCCGTAGGCTAGCTCTTTGATTTCAGCCACTCTTCCGGCTCCACTCCCTGTAAGGCCCACCATTGTTTCTCATTTCCATGAGCGTGCAACTCCATGTGATGTTTGTGGCACAGCGGCACAGTAAACTGGTCCCCCACCTTCAGCCCCATTGCAGCGGGCTGCATATATGTGAGGTGATGAGCCGACGATCCGGGGATACCGCATATCAAGCACGGCTCCCCTCTAGCAAGTCGAAG